GGAAAATTAATGAGAACAGAAAGTTACAGCTACGGTCAAGGTGCAGTCTATCTGGCTGAACGTTTACCGAACGGGCAACCCGGCGCATTCCGCTGGGTCGGTGATGTGTCGGAACTATCCGTGTCTTTAAGCGTGGAAGAATTTACACACAAAGAATCTTACAGCGGTCAGCGTCAAGAAGTGAAGAAAATCATCACAGGTAAATCCGGTGAAGTTTTAATCAAATTTCACGAAATGAGCAAAGAAAACCTGAGCTTAATGCTTTTGGGCGAAGCCAGCACAATTAAAGCAGGTAATGTAACAAAAGAAGCATTGCCTGATGATATTAAAGCCGGCGATCGTATTGCTTTAGCACATCAAAATGTGAGCGATGTGAAAATTGCTGAATTAAAAGAAAACACGGATTTTGTTGTTGATGCGATTTTCGGGACGATTGAGTTTTTAAAAGAACAAAAAAGCAAGAAATTAACTGTCGATTACAACTATGGCGATGTTGATGTTATTGCACTTTTAACTACTAACCCGAAAGATTTATTCCTACGTTTCGAAGGCATTAACTTAGCTGAAACGAATGAATGGAATCTTGTTGAGTTGTACAAAATCAACTTCAATCCGACAGAAGCCTTGAATTTAATCAACAACGAAAATGCGCTTGATGCGTTAAGTGCGAAAGCCAAAGTGTTAGCCGATACGACTAAGGCGGGTGATAGCACGCTCGGGCGTTTCGGGCGCGTTGTTAAGATTAAAAAATAACGCATTCTCCTGCCCCTAAATACTAGGGGCTTTTTTGAACCCAATAAAGGCGTAATTATGCAAAAAAATGATGAATTAAATGTGTTGTTCCCGAATGAGAAAATCACTATTGCGGGCGAAGAAATCGAAGTCAAAGAATACTCTTTAATCCAACAATTACAGCACCGTGCGTTGTTTATGCCATTTGTTACGGCATTGCGTGGCACGTTAAGTAAAGCTGAAGCGGAGTTTGGTTTAGATGGTTTGATGAACCTTATTGCCGAACATTACCAAGATGTACTGCATTTAGTCAGTATTTCGGTGGGTAAACCACTTGAATGGGTACAGAATCTGACAGGCGAAGATGCCGAAACGGTGTTAATGATGTGGTGGACGGTAAATAGCGATTTTTTTACCCGTCAGGCGGTACAGCCGATGTTAGAGAAAATGGCGCAGGCGAACCTGAAATCTGTTGGGGTGAAATCGTCGAGCAACTAATTGCAAGCGGTCATATTTTCTCGGAAATTTGCCATTACACCGCTCGACAAACAGAGCTTTTTTATACAAAAACCCTTAAACGGGAGCGGAATTTAAGGGCAAGTCGCACAATGGATGTGGCTTTCGGGGTGAATGGTGGCAAGGAAATTAAAGATTATCTTGAACAGCTTAAGGGACTATAAACGGCTACCAATGAATAATCCGAGCAGTGAGCCAACCGAAAGTTTATTCAGTGCGCCAACCATCGTCATTAATACCGCCACGACCGCTAGCAAACCGAAAAGTGCTTTAGCACTTTGCCAAAAGCTGAAATCGGTAAAACACATAACTAACAAGGACAGCCCCATAAAGCCCAACAAGCACACACTTAAGCCAATAAAGAGCGCATTCGGTGTGGTGGTATTTTCTTGGGTTGATTTGTTTTCAATCATTACAACGGATTCCTATGGCAAACAGTGAATTAAATTTAGCGTTAAAGATTAAAGCCGATTTAAACGACGCATTAAGCAAGTTTAAAACGCTTGAAAAAGAATTGCAAGCTGGTGCTGCTGCAAGCCAAGGGCTAGGCAAAGGCGCGCAAACCGGTGCTGGTGGCTTAGACGGTCTTGCTAAAAAAGCCGATGAAGCGACTTCAAAACTTGGTAAAACACGCGCCGGTGTTGAATCTATCAGTAAGCAATTAGCTGAATTAAAAAAACAGGCGTTAGGTTTTACTTTAGGGAAAGTTGCCATTGGCAATTTAGTACAAACCAGTGACGAATTTAAAAGCCTTGAAGCGCGTATCAAATTAGTTTCTCGCTCGAATCTTGAAGCAAAAGGGACTTTTCATGGTTTGATGGCTGTAGCACAAGAAACGGGGACGGCATTTTCTGCTACGGCGGAGCTTTACACGCGTGTTTTCCGTTCCTTGGGCGACACTGCAAATTCCGGTGAAGTGTTACGTTTTACTAAAACCGTTTCACAGGCGATGACAGTCAGCGGTGCTGGTGCACAAGAAGCGCAAGCAGCAATCATTCAGCTCTCGCAAGGTATGGCAGCCGGTGCATTACGTGGCGAAGAATTTAACTCGGTGTCTGAACAAGCCCCGATTATTTTAGAACTCTTGCAAAAATCCCTCGGTAAAACACGCGGTGAATTACGCAAAATGGCGGAAGAAGGTCAATTAACCACAGAAGTGATTATGACTGCCGTGGCTGAAGGTGCAGACAGTATTCAAAAACAATATGAGCAAATGCCGCTTACGATTGGCAAAGCAGTCACGCAATTATCTAACACATGGCTTGAGTTCATTGGTAATACTGATAAAACCCTTGGTGCTTCTACCCTTGTTTCGGCTGCGATTTCTACGCTGGCAAATAATCTCGAAGGGTTAGCAGGCATTGCCATTTTAGTCGGTACGGCATATACCGCCCGCTATCTTTCGGCAATGTACACCAGTATTGGGGTAAAAAGTAAAGCGGCGATTGCTGAAAGTGCGCACATGACTGCAATTAACGCGAGCGCAACGGCTTCAGTGCGCCAAGCACAAGCGACAGTGGTTTTAATGCAGGCAGTTAATGGCGAGACGGTATCAGTCGGGCGTGCAACGCAAGCCTATGGTGCGCTTGCTGTTGCCAAAGCACGTGCCGCTGCAGTCAATGTTGGCGCAGGCTTGTTCTCTCTTATCGGCGGTTCTTTTGGGTTTGCGGTTACGGCACTCGCAGGTTTAGCCGCTGCTTATTTTTATTTAAAAAGTCAGGAAGAAGAAGCTGAACGCCAATTTGCCCAATCTCTCACTACGCTTGATGCCAATATTGAGAAAACTAAAGCCTTAGTTGAAGCACGCACTCAATTAGGTGAAATGGGTGGTTTTAGTGACCGCATGGAACAGTTAAAAGTCAATACGGCGTCATTAGACGGAGCGAAACAAAAACTTGAAGCACTCATTGCCGAGCGCGATAAATTGCTGAATCAAAACCGCACTAGCGTCATGGGTGGATTGATTAACGCCGATGAAGTGAATGCGCTTAATACGCAAATTGATGAGCTACAGCAAAAAATTGACTCAATGAGTACTGCGAGCAGCGAATTAGCCAATATTACGCAAGCGCAATTAGCAGTGGCTTGGGACGCTGCCATCGAAGCTGGTGGTACGCTCGCTGAAAAATTGACGGAAATTGGCGACCCGCAACACCCTGAAGCAGTCAAATTGCTCACTGAAGCGATAAAAGGCAGCGAAACCGAAGCCCTTGCGATGAAAACGGAAGTGGAAGAGCTCACTCAAAAGCTCAAGAAAGACTTGAGTCAGGCATCCACGACCGCAATCGAACGCTTAGAAGCAATGCGTACAAAATTTGAAGGGATTGCAGCCCAAGCCGGAATGTCCGGCAATGCGGTACAGGGTTTTATCAACAAAATCAATGAAGCCATCGGCTTGCAAACGCAACTTGAACAAAAGCAAGCAGAGAAAAAAGGCGGCGATGAGTTAGAAAAACTGCGTACTCGTGCACGTCAATCCGGCATGAGCGAGCTTGAAAAGAATCTTGATAACGCACGTAACAATAGCAACTGGACGGCAGAACAGAAAAAAGAAGCCGAAGCACTGTATCAAACCATTGAGGCAAATCAGAAAAAACTGCGTGAACAGGCGGAAGCTGACCGCAAAGCCAAGGCTGAAGCAAACAAAGCGCAACGTAAAGCGGAAAGCGATGCGAAAAAAGCGGCACAAGATACAAGACGCACGGCAGAAGAAGCCACAAATAAGCTGCGCGAACTCAATAGCGATTATTTACGTTTAACCGGACAAACGGCAAAAGCAGATTTGCTTGATGTACAAAGTAAATACAACCAGCTACTCGCTTTATTTAGCAAAGCCAATAATCAAGAGGGTATCAATTTAGTTAAAAAAATGCTGCCGCTTGAAGGAGCGAAAGTGCAATTAAACGGCATACAGTCCGAAGTAAATAACGTCATTCAGCAACAATCTGCCAAGGAACAGCAGATTCAAGCGCAAGTTCAAACCGGGCTTATTTCACACTTTGAAGGACAGCAACGCTTAAAAGATATGTATGCGCAAACGGTGGCAGAAATTGAAAAACAATTACCGTTACTCGAACGATTGGCACAAATGCCGGACGCACAAGGCGAAGCAGCCGGGGCAATGCTTGAGCAGATGAAGCTAAAAATTCAGGAGCTTAAACAGACGGGAAATGAGCTTGAAAATGCGTTTAAACAGGGTTTAACACAAGGCATTCAAAGTGCCTTAATGGGCTTGGCTGAAGGCACGATGAGCTTGGGTGATGCGGTCAAGCAATTAGCACTGACCGTGATCAACAGTATGGCGCAAATTGCCGCACAACAGCTTGCCATGCAAGCGACCAGTGCTATTAGTGGCTTTTTCGGCGGTGCGGGGGCTGCGGTGACTGCCGCAACCGGCGGTTTTATTTCCGGACCCGGTACAGGCACTTCAGACTCCATTCCGGCACGCTTATCCAATGGCGAATTTGTGGTACGTGCGGCAAGCGTACAGAAATATGGTGTGGGCTTCTTACATGCCATTAACCGCGGTCATTTACGCAAGTATGCCACCGGTGGGCTTGTTTCCGCACCTTCAATGCCGTCATACAACGAACCGACATTAACCCACGAAATGCAAAACGGCACGGCAGGACAACAGGCGGTAGCAAGCCCCGTGAATATTCAGCAAACTTTAGCGGTTGATAGTGCTGAGTTATTTACAGCCGGTATTAATACGGTAGCGGGCGAACGTGCGGTAATGACCGTGATTCGGGCGAATAAGCAAACATTAAAACAGGAGTTAGGCTAATGGCATACGCAACAGGCACGGCACAAAACGAGCGTGATTTATTAGATAAAATCAATAAGTTTTTAACGGAAGATGAAACACTGAAGCGCGATGGACAAACGTGGACAGTATTACTTGACCGAAAATTAAATGAAACCGCAACTCAAAAAGAAATCCGTCAAATCGCATGGAAATCAACCGGTACCGGCGTTGAGCAAGATATTTATCTTGTGGCTTCAACCGATAACTTAATTTCAGCTGACACCTACAACCTGAATTTCTGGGGCGGCACATTTTTCAATGAAAAATCCGTGACGCCGACTGAAATACATAAAGGCTTAATTAATGCTTCACCTGGTGTGGTGTTATTTGCCGATAACCGCCCGATTGAATATCACATTGTTGCAAGCGGACGCTGTTGCAAGATTGTCACGCGGATTTCGCAAGTGTGTTCAAGTGCATACCTTGGCTTTATCTTGCCAACCGTACCACCGACGGAATATCCCTATCCGCTTTGTGTTGCTGGTAGCGCACCGATTGTGGATGAAAACAATCGTGCTGTGCGGGTGCGTTATTCACAAACCGGCGAATTACATTCCTCTATTGTGGACGCTAAATACGGCAACTGTTGGCTTTTCATGCCCGACCAAAGTTGGCGCGATTTTTACGGTAGCAGCGATAAGAATCTACGTACGGACTCTCGTTACCAAGCATTATATCCGTTATGCAATTACGATATGTTCAGCTCATATCAACAGCCACGCAGTATTGATTCGATGGGTGAAAGTCAAGGCGGTGCTTATCCTTTAATCCCTGTGGAATTTATTAGCCTTAAGGATTCTAGCCAAGGTCGCAACCGCTGGGGAGCTTTCGATGGCGTGTATTGGATTCCGGGTATTCAGCGTGCCGCCAGTGACCAAGTCACTATCGCTGAAGGGCGTACAGGACTGGTATTTAATGGGGGCTATCGTGTGGCAACCAAAGATTATTTTGTGATTGAGACAACAACGGAGTATTAAGCATGGCATATCAAACGGGTAACGCAAAAGATATTAATGATCTCTTAAATAAATTAAGCGGTTTTGCCCAACCATTGGGCTGGACGATTGATAAATCAGAACAGAACCTATTGTGCTTACACAATAGTCAAGGTTACTGGTCATTGATGTTTAAGCCTGAAGTTAATCAGTTATTTACTTATGTGAATACCAGCTTTGATACAAGCAAAAAAGGCAATGAACAACCCGGTTCATCGAGAAAGCATGCTTATCGCGAAATTGACACGGCAACCTCTCAGTTAGAAAAAGGCAATTATGCGTCTTATGACTTTTTCGGCACGGCACAATATTTACACGTGGTGGTGCAAATTGAAGCGGAAAAATTTCGCCACTTTGGTATCGGTACGTTAAACAAAGAAGGCACCTATACCGGCGGTCAATATACCTACGGTACCTATATCACAAAGAACTACGCGCATTATCAAAATAGCGATCATGCTTACGGCTTTTCTAACGGAGCGCGCGGCAATCAAGCGATCGTTCGTGCCGACGGTATCAGTGGCGATAAACGTACACCGTGGTATTTTGCCCCCGCAAATGTTTCGGATTATAAAGATGTGAGTAATACGGACAAAGGAAAATATCTGCTTACGCTTGGCAGAGCGGCGATGACAACAGACGAAAATACTTACCACCCTGATGCCTTACTCGTCTATTACAGTCAGTCTAAGTTCGGTCAATCGTTAATACCGTGTCCGCACAGCTTAATTGCACACGGGATTGATGGCATTTTTCGTCGTCTTGGTATTCTCCCCGACCGTTACGAATGCACAATGGTTGGTCTTTCGCCCCGTCAAATTCTCACTATCAATGGGGAGAAATGGATGATTATTCCAAGTGCGCAATATGACGTACGCAATTAAAACTCCATTGAAGAAGGGAAAAATAATTCAGGGACGCAAGCCGTCGCTTATCGGATGGTTGAATAATGGCAAATATCAACGGTTACATTGCAGCAAGCGGTAAAAGCATTTCCTGTAAAGATACGGGTTATTTAGACCGTTTGCCGATTTATCGCGGTGAAGCGCGCATTGCTGCACGTCTTATGCCGACAATATCGGGTAAGCTCCAACAAGGCAAGTTGTTAGATTTAGCTCAGCCGTTACAGGCTTATATTGTTCCGAACTACTACAGCGATTTGTACAGTCGTGTATTAGTGATCCCGCATACCGTTAATCTCGGCTCAATCTCGACAGAGCAAGTGTTTGATGTGCACTTGTGGAACGCGAACCGACATAGCGTTAATTTAACTAAGATTGACATTAAAGACGGCGAAGGCATTACGCTAACCAGCAGTCAAGCGCCGTTTACGCTACGCGCGTTAGCACTTAAAAAGTGGACAGTTAAAGTCAGCATGAATGGTCCGGCAGAAATTGATTGCACAGTAACTTTTACGATTGCTGGCAAAAATCCGGTTACGTTGCGTATCACTGGTTCACGCTCTACCGACTGGGAATTTTTCCCCGATTGGTCTGAAGACGTGACCGAAAAACTGGAGTTTTTAACGACGGTGCATCAATCTATTACCGGTGCGGAACAACGTATTGCTAAACGGTTATCCCCCGTCGAACCTTTGAATTTAAAGTTTCCACTATCGGAACAGAATGTCAGCGGTTAGAAAATATGCTCTACGCTTACGGTGCAAGGGTGTGGGCATTGCCAATTTTTACTCATCAAGTCTATTTAGACAAGCCAACTAAACCAGGCGATAAAACGTTATCACTTGCCACCACGGGCTTTGACTTTTATGTCGGTGGGCGTGCGGTTTTGATGAACGGGAACAAACGTGAAATGGTGGATATTACCGGCATTGAGCCTGATAAGCTTGAAATAAAACGTTCGTTACTGAATCGCTTTGATACCAGCACCGTGGTTTATCCGCTACGCTCCGCCGTGCTGACCGATATGCCACAACTTACTCGTTTAAGTGATGAGGTGGCAACCGCACAAATTCGCCTGCAAATTCACGAGCACAATGGCTATGCCGCTGATATTCGTCACTTGCCGACTTATCGCGGACATCCGGTTTTAGAGCCAACCAGCGAATGGTCGGAAGATATTACCGCACAATACTTACGTTTGATTAAACAACTGGATAACGGCACGGCATTACCGCATTACTTAGATACGGCTAAAAATGCGTTTCAGCTGACAAACCATCGTTTCTTACTCGATAGTATTGAAGCACAACACAAACTGCGCCAGCTTTTTTATTACTTACGCGGCAGACAAAAAGCGATTTGGGTAGCAAGTTCGACATCAGATTTAACACTAGCAAACGATATTGTCGGCAAAAATCTCGATATTGAGCTGGTTTATTACACGACTTGCTTATTGAAACAAGCGGGACGGCAAGACATTCGCATTGAGTGTACCGACGGCAGCGTGCATTACCGCCGGATTTTAGCCGCAACGGTAAGCAACAACCAAACCGAACGGCTTGCGCTGGATGGTGAAGCGTTAAATTTAAAGCGTGAACAAGTGGCTAAGATTTCTTTTCTGACACTCTCACGCTTAGAGAGCGACACGATTGACTGGGTACATCATACCGACACCGTAGCAAGTGTGACGGTTAGTTTCCGAGGGTTGCGTGATGAACTCGAAGTTTAATGATTTAAACGACATTTAAACGATATTTAAAAAGGATTTAAAACGTGAATTATTTAGATAAAACCCATTCTGTTGCCGATGGTCAGCCCGTTACGCTTTATCAATTTACCCGCGGCGATGATGAAAAGATTTGGCGTTTTTGTGATGCTGACCAAGACATTGTCGTAAACAATGAAAAATGGCTGGCAACCGCAATCAGTGATAGCGGTCGTCGCACGGGCGAGAATATCAATATTGTGCTACCGAGCAATAACCCTGTGGCATTGCTGTATCGTGGTATGCCACCGAGCCAAACCGTTAAGGTGATGATTATGCGCTTGCATTATCAAGAACAAGAATTACGCGTGGTATGGATTGGCACGATTATTGAAGCGAAACGCCCTGATGTGCATAAGACGGAGTTGGTATCTGCAGGACTAACCGCAACAATGCAAAGTGCGGGTTTGCGTTTAACGTGGGGACGTAATTGTCCTTATACCCTCTATGACTACGACTGTAAAGTCAATCCCAAAAACTTTGTGGTGGCAGGTTTGGTGATTAAAGCGTTAAACGGACAACACTCACCGTAGATGTGCCTGAAAATTTACCTGAAGGCTGGTTTAATGCAGGCTTTATTGAGTGGACGGATAGTGATGGCGTACGTGAAGTTCGAGCGGTGACAGTACATAAAAATAACCAAATTACCCTAATGGGTGGTACACAAAAGCTGTCTGTTGGTACACAAATCAAAGTTTACCCAGGCTGTGATGGGCGAGCCAGTACGTGCCTAAAAAAATTTAACAATATGCTTAACTACGGGGGGATTCCGCACATGCCCAATAAGTCCCCGTATGATGGCTCAAGAGTATTTTAAGCAGGAGGTTTTATGTTTGCAGCAGTTGTGTGGGCAGTGGCTAAATATGTAGCCGTGCTGGCAGTCAGCTATTTACTAAATCAAGCGCTCGCACCGAAACAGCGTAGCGGGCAAGGTCCGGAAGCCGTATCCAGTGAAGAATGGAATTTTCCGCAAGCAGGCGAAGGCACGCCACAATGTGTGTTTTTCGGCGATTGCTGGACGGAGGATTGGCAAGTATTAGCGTACGGTAACTATCGTACTACTGAAATTAAAAAAGGCTAAAACAAGGAATAAGGAAGATGATCATCACAATGCAAGATATGCGCCGTGTGCATTTTTGCGCGGCAGGTGTACAAGCGTTCTTTGAGCGCGAGGGGTGGGATTTCAACGACTTTTTGCAAAATGGAATTGATTCTGAAAAATTCTTAGCCACCGGTAGCGTGTTTGCACGCAAATGCGTGACTGCCGCAAAACAAGCACAACAAACGAAAGGGGAAAAATAATGGGTGGCAAACGTAAAGGCGGTGCGGTAACGGTCGGTTATCGTTACTACTGGGATATTCATTCAGGGCTTGGGCGTGGACCAGTGGATGAAATTGTCGAGTTACGTATTGATGATAAATCAGCCTATGTGGGCAAACCGAATGAGCTAACCCACTCACAAGCGATTTATATTGACAAACCAAACTTGTTCGGGGGTGAAAACACAGGGGGTGAAGGCGGTATTCAAGGGCGGTTAGAGATTCTCATGGGCGAACCTGATCAAAAGCCGACACAAATGCTAGTTAATCTGTTAAAGGGCAATCAAAACCCTGCTCCTGCCCAATCGAATAGCTCCCGCTTACGTAAAGCAGGACAACGCAAAAAACAGCAAGCTCAGCAAGACTTTTTCAAAGCAGGCGAGCTAACTGATGCTGCTATATCTAAAGATGACATGATCCCTGGTTTTCGCGGTATTGTCTCGACCGTGTTTAGTGGGCTGATTAGTTGCTATAACGCTCACCCGAAAAAACACAGTTATCGCCTACGTCGTAACAATAAAGGTTGGCACGGCGGTGCGGTATGGTATCCAGAAAAATGCAAAATTATGTTACGCAATGACACGTTAAAAATTTCAGGGCTCACGAAAGAGCAAGAAGAAAATGTGCGCCAAATCCACGCCATGAACCCTGCACATATTCTGGTTGAGTGTGCGACCAATAAAAGTTGGGGTGGTAAAAAAGACTTAAGTGATCTTGATTTAGATAGCTACAAAAAAGCCGCGGATACACTGTATGAAGAAGGCTTTGGCTTATGCTTGCGCTACAATCGCCAAGGCTCGATTAAAGAGTTTATGCAACAGGTTATCGACCATATTGGGGCTGTGCAGTACGACAACGTGGAAACAGGTAAACAAGCCATTCGTTTATTGCGTAACGATTACAATCCTGACGATTTGCCCACATTTCACTATGATAACGGGATTTTAATGGTGCAAGATGATGACAGTTCGGCAACGGATACAACCGCCAATCAAATTATCGTGAAATGGCGCGACCCAGTGACAAACCGTGAAGACCAAGCTATTGCGAATAATATTGCGTCTGTACAAATGCACGGTGTTATCGCTAAAACAGTGGAATATAAAGGTGTGCCGACGTTTGACTTAGCAGCTCGCCTTGCACAGCGTGATTTGGAGATGGTCGCCAGCAGTTTAACTCGTCTTAAGATTGTGTTTGATATGCGTGCTAGCGAATTGAAACACGGCGATGTTTTCAAAGTACATTTACCGGAACGTGGCATTGAAAGTGCGGTTTTTCGCGTCAGTGCCATTGAAAACGGTAACGAGGGTGAGTTGATTGTGACTTGTATGCAAGATGTGTTCGGTTTACCGGCTGCGAATTACTCAACACGACAATCTGAGTCGCTTTATATTCCACCGGACTATACCGCAAAACCGATTCAAAATAGCCGATTATTTGAATTGCCATACCATGTTTACCCTTTAGTCTTTAGCGAAGCGGAATTGGCATTTATTAAACCAACGGATTGCTTTGTGTGGTCGCTGGCAAGTCAGCCAAGTGCTTTAGCCGTGGGTTATGATTTACTTACTGATGTAGGGGCAGGCTTTACACCGGTAGCAGAATGCTCATTTGTACCATCAGTAACACTCAGTTCAGACATTACGCCGTATCAAACTACAGTGAGTTTTGTTTCCGGAGATGAGTTTGCGGATTTAGCGAATGCCGGTGCATTAATGATTGATGACGAGATTGTCAAAATTGAGTCGGTCGATTTTAAAAACTCAATAATGACTATCGGTCGCGGCTGTGCAGATACTATCCCGCAAGCACATAAACAAGGTACTACTGCATGGTGTTATTTGCTTACGACATCAGATACTGACACAAAATATACCGCAAATGAGCAAATTAAAGCGAAATTACTCACCCGTACACAGATTGAAACGCTTTCTGAAGATGCGGCTAATGTATTAACACTCACCACACAGCAACGACAAGCGCGACCTTACCCACCGGCAAATGTAAAAGTAGACGGTGTATTTGTTGATAAGATTGCAGACAGTTCAGCCTTTACACTTACATGGGCGCATCGCGATAGAGATATTCAAGCCGACCAGCTTATTTCACATACTGAAGACAGTACTGCACTAGGGAAAGGTGTCAGCTATAAAATTGATTTAATGGACGGTAATAACATAGTGCGGTCAATTACAACCGATTCTACAACGTTTGTTTATCCGGACGAGGGCAAAATCGAGGATGAGCAATTTAGCAAACTGGTGTTCTACACGGTGAAAGATAAGCTGACAAGCCTGTATCGCTATGAGTTTACCGTGCAAGGTGCAATGCAATTATTAAGTGATTGGGATTATCAACGCGCATTTACACAAGGTAATGATTACTTCAATCGTTATGATGATAACGATATGCCGACAGGTAAATATATCATGCTGTCATCAAGTGCGGATAAAGAGAGCATTATTTATCAATCATTTGTGCTCGAACCTAATAAATATAAACGCTTTGC